TGGAACGGTTCAGGACTTCACACAAACTTCTCAACAGAAACAATGAGGGAAGGTGAAAACTATATGACACTATGGGAAAGAGAAGAGTATTTCAAATCAATCTTTTCAAGTTTTGAGTCAAGACATTATGAAAATATTAAAAACTATGGTTCACAAAATGATTTGAGATTAACAGGTGAATATGAAACACAATCAATTGATAAGTTCAGTTGGGGCATTTCAGATAGAGGGGCATCGATTAGAGTTCCACAATCAACAGCCGATAAATGGACAGGTTATTTGGAAGATAGACGACCTGGTTCAAATGCTGACCCATATAAAATTGTTTACCAAATTATGGAAACAATTAAAAACGCAGATGCCATTTATAAGATAAAATTAAAAATGAACTTTGATGGAGATGGAAGTAAGCATAGAGACAAATTCACTGGTGTTATTCCAAACGATGAATTGTTAAGTGAGTATAGAAATGATGATGACTATGAAATGGGTGATTTAATGAATGGTTCTAAAAATAATGTTGAACCACAAGTTGGTGTTGATGTAGTACAAGAATATTTAGATGGTAAAGAAAATAAGGTAGACAACCCACTACCCGAAACATTAAAAAATGCAATGATGAACGCAAAAGAAATTTGACAATATCTATGTAAATTTTTATTTTTAAGTAAAAAATTATGGAGAATACACTAAAATACAGATTGAACGAGTTAAGACAAGAAAAAGAGTATGGTTATAAAAACCCTACAACTAAGATTGACTACAAAAAAGTCAATTTAAACCCACAACACATTATTGATTTGGTAAAAAAATACCCGAATGACACTGAATTGGGGAAAAATGTAAGGAGTTATTTAATTGATTTGGGCGTTTATGGAAAATAAAGAACAGGTTAACCACCCAAGCCATTATGGTGGAGAAACAAACCCATATGAAGCAATTAAAGTTATAGATGCTTGGAATCTTGGATTCTCACTTGGAAATACCGTAAAGTATATTTCAAGAGCTGGAAAAAAAGAAAAAGATAAAGAATTACAAGACCTTAAAAAGGCGTTGTGGTATTTGGTGCATCACATTAATACATTAGAGAAAAAATGATAGAAACAGGAAAAATATTAAATGGGGATTGTATTGAGGTGATGAAAACATTACCAGAAGGTAGTGTTGACTTAATTGTTACTAGCCCACCCTATGGTGTTGGTATTGATTATGATGTACACGAAGACGATGTACCATTTGATGAATATTTGGTATTTGCTAAGAATTGGTTAACCGAAGCATATAATCTATTAAAGGACGATGGACGAATTGCCCTTAACATTCCTTATGAAATCAATAGACAAAAAAAAGGTGGAAGAATTTTCTTTGTGTCGGAGATGTGGCAAATAATGAAAGAAATTGGATTTGGGTTCTTCGGAATCGTAGATTTGGAAGAAGAATCACCTCATCGTAGTAAGACAACAGCATGGGGATCTTGGATGAGTCCAAGCTCACCATATATTTATAACCCAAAGGAGTGTGTTATTTTAGCATACAAAAAACACCACATTAAAAAGGTTAAAGGAGACCCTCAGTGGAAAGGGACGCCGACTGAAATTGAACAGGAGGATGGAACCATAAAAAAGAAAGTAATATATGAAGAAACGGATAAGAAAGAGTTTATGGAGCTTGTTTTTGGTCAGTGGAATTACTTTGCAGATACTAAGTCACTCACCAAGGCAACGTTTTCAATGGATATCCCAACTAAAGCGATCAAGATATTGTCCTACAAAAACGATGTAATATTAGACCCATTTGCGGGAAGTGGTACAACATTAGTTGCTGCTGAAATACTTGGAAGGAGATGGTTAGGGATAGAATTGTCACCAAACTATACAGAAATTGCAAAGACAAGGGTTGAATACTTTAAAACTTTACAAACAATACAAGAACTCCCACTTTAATAGGTGGGTTTTTTGTTTTGTATGGTATTTATATGATATGAAAATTATCATCACAGAAAACCAAAAATCAAATCTTAAAACTGAGTTAAAAAAAATGGTTAAGGACATTGGGGTGAAAAAAACATCTAATGTAGTTGGTGGGTTTGAAAATTTAGCAAAACTCGGATTCAATAATAATCCGATGGAATTTTTAAATATGTTTAATGATTTAGATATTGTTCAGAGTAAAGAACGACATTATTGTATATTATTCAGACATGAAAATGAAAATAATATGATGGTTTATGATAGAAAAAATGATGAGGTTTACATAAATTATGATAATATTTGGTTATTTTTTGGAGATGGTTTTGGTCTTAATTATTATGAAACACAAGAACTTACACAGGAGTGGTTGAGTGAGACATACAATTTAAGGGGAGTCACAACATCGCCTAGGCGCGGGCCGTTATGGTTAAGGTTGAGTTAGACATACAATTAAAGTTAAAACTATTTATATGATATGAAAATAATAATCACAGAATCACAATTAAATCTACTAAAGAAGTTGACTCTAACTGAAAGTGAAGAACTAAATCAGTATGGTTTAACTGATGATGAAATGCGTCAAGTTGAAGAACAATCAGAACAAGAAACTAGGGAAGATTACGAAACCACAAAAAAAGAAATTGAGGAGTTAAGAAAAAGAGTTAAAATGTATAATGACTTTGATTGGAGTAAAATAGGTGGTGAAAATGAAAAAGAGATTAAAAAACAAATAGTTCAACCAGAAATAAATAGATTAAAAAATCTTGAGGAATGGATATCTGATTTCAGTTTTGAAGAACAAAAAAAACGAAGAATGGATTGGCATTTGTATAGTGCTGGAGGAATTGGTTTTGCAATAAGATATAAAAGATACCAAGATGAAGCATTAAATAGAAACCTGACAAAAGAAGATATCATTGACTTATTTGTTACGTCACTTGAGGGAGGTTCAAACTACTGGTATCATATGGATTTACCTGACAACATTAAATCATTTGGGCAATCCACATCAGAAGCGGTAGGAGAATATATTTTACAAGGTGGTTATATAGAATTCTATGATGTTGAAGAATATGAGAGGGTATTAAGAGATAAAGAAAGAGGTGATTATAACATTCAAGGAGATGTAGAAGATGAAAAATCTTTTAATGAGGATTTAGAAGAAACAAAACTTGGTTATGTTGATATGAATAAAATATTGGAAGCAATAACAATAATAAAAAGAGATTACCCTGAAGTTTGGGAAAACATTTTGTTGGAACAGGCAGACGCTGGAGATGCAGATGTTTTTCTTCAACTTTGTGTAATGGGTGAAGTAGTTTATGGATAGTATGAAAAGATTAATTAAAGAATCAGGGATTAGGGATATTAACAATATCGCAAAAAGATATAAAAAGGCTAAGATATATTTCCACCAAGATTTGGATGGGGTAACTACTGCGATTGCGATGAAAAATTATTTGGAGCAACAAGGTATTGAAGTTGTTGACGCTGAAGTTATCCAATACGGAGATAAAGAGTTTTCAATTAAGAAGGCTGACGCTCAAGGAGAAGTGATGCCAGTACTTGTTGATTTTGCACACGGAAAACCAATGTTTGTAATACATACGGATCACCACGATACTCAAGCAGGTGCAGAAGAAACACAATCTACAAGTTTTAGACATTCAAGATCTAATGTTGAAACCATATCACAACTACTATCCCCAAAAGAAATATTCCCATCAGATGATATTATGTTGATATCTATAGTAGATTCTGCAAACTTTGCATCAAATGAAATCACACCAGAAATGGTAATGAACTACCTATTCAAGTATGATAAAGAAGCGTCTTTGAGATCGAATAAAATGATGATGGGTTTAGTAACCAACAAACTTCTTTTGGCTTTTAAAAATAAACCAAGATTTTTAGAAGAAATTGTATTGAACGCTAAACCATCACTATTGAGTATATTAAACAATATTAGAAAACAGGTAGATGAAAAAGGTTATGCTAAACCTGAAGAGTTAGTATCAAACCAAGCAAGTTATATTGAAAAACAAAAACAGAATAAACAAGTTCAAAGAGT